CTCTATAAGCATCCCTGAGAGGCGAATTCTGTACTTCTTTCCTTTTACAAGGTTCATATATTCCTCACTTAGGCGGCAGGCACAGAGGCAATGCCGCCAGCACCAGCGGCAGTCTCACCAGAGCACCCAACATATACCTTCGAGGCCAAGACTGACCATGCAGCCCACCCTACTTCGCTGCAGTTGTGAAGAAGAATCCCACAATCAGTTTGGGCACTCCCAATTACAACTTTCGTCAAATTGGTATTTGCCCCACCAGTTGCAGAGAAGTTCACGAACTGGCAGTTATCGAAGATAGTCCATCCATTCATCACCGTGGTACCAACAAGGTTGAGTCCTCCATGCCCTGAAGTGCTAGACTTGGAAATTACCCTGCAGTTTCTGAATAGATTCTGCCCTTGCTGCGTAGTGGTGAACTGAATTGGAGCATTCGCGGCCGCATGCACTGTAGAGTTCGTGCCAAAGGTGCACTGGTCAAAGACGCACTCTGAGGACATCAGGCTAAGACTATTACATAGCAACTCCGCTCCTGGTGTTGCACTTTGCCCTCCCAGAAAATGGCAGTTGCTGAAATAGTTCCTATTACCACTCACAATCAAGCATCCAAGAGCAGAAGCTGCATCTCCTTCATTAATCATAAAGACATTGTAGAAGGAGTTATTCTGCCCAGATACATTGATTAGGTAGGCAAGATCAACAGTAGAGCTCGCAAGCAGCCGAGCCCGACTAAAGTATGCTGTTGGAGCTGCAACTCCAACCACTGTAATGCCATACTTTGTCCAGTCAATAACCGCTGCAAGCTCACAGGAGGTTGTACTTGTAGAGGCACCTGAAGATAGAACGCAGATTCCATCTCCGTACCACGAGGTACAATTCTGATAAGCCTTTAGGAGTGTTTTCAAAGGTCTCCTAATATCCGTTCCAGGCCTTTCATCACTTCCATTCAGCGGATCAACAAAGAACCACTTTCCCTTTATTTGAGGGAGGGTAGGAAGCTGGCCAGTGTTAATAAAGTGATCAAACACGAAGCCAGAAGCCTGCCGCATCTGTGCAAGTCCGTACATAAGATGATCTCCTCATTGTCAATCAAAGGTTGTACAAGCTAGGCCTTCAGAGGCGCAGAACCACCAATTATGGCCATCACTGTAGAGTAGAACTCCTTCACGCGCTGCATCGAGGTCTATAGAACCCGCATTGGTCACAGGAAATGTAGGCTCATCCCCAGCATCAGCCACATAGACATGCCCACTACTTCTTGATATAACACGGATAGAATAGAACCTACCAGCAGCATCGGCCAGAGATGGAAGTGTCAGAGTCATGTTGTAAGCACCAACCTGTGCAACCCTCACAATCTGCTCAGAAGGCTTGATTGTATAAGTCAGATCAGTTGCACTACTAGTTATGACTACTGTAGCTCCACGCTCATCAACCATCTCAGTGCTAAAAATCTGAGCCTTCTCTCCAACCATCTTGGCCTCCTCAATCGTAGCTTGTAGCAGTCAAACCACTCGACGCTACAAACCACCAGTTATGGCCATCGCTGAAGAGAAGAACTCCATCAGGGACATCAACAAGGGCTATAGTAGTTGACCCTCCAACAGGGAAAGTTGTCTCATCCCCAGCATCCGTTACAGCAACAGCAGCTCCACTCCCACCATCTGTAATTACACGAATGGAGTAGAATTTGCCAACGGCCTCTGCAACTGGAGGAAGCGTAAGAGTCAAGCTATGTGCAGCAGCCAGCACAATGCGCACAACAGTCTCATAAACCGACATTGCATATGTGGTGACCGAGGCACTTGTAGTTATAACTACTTCACTTGCTCGTCCCTGGACTTCCCTGCCATCAAATAAACCTTGCTTCTCACCAATCATAGTGCAAATCCTCCCTTAAGCAGCAATGTTAGAAACCAGTTCGTGCCAATAGAGCCCACTAGAATAAAGCAGAATATATTCCCAGCCAGCGCTCAGCATGACTGACGTAACTGAGAACTCTTCTGGATAATTCTCCACCTCAACCCCTAACTTGGCTATGTTGTCTCCAGACGCGGCTTCTACACTAGCAGCACCCATAACAGTGCTGGTTAAGTAGACAAACACGAACGTCCCATAACAATCACTAGCCTTAGGGAGTTGCACTTGGCAGGCCTTATCCCTAGTGGTCACATACACCGCACAATTTCCCTTTTTAAGCTTAACACTTTCCTCCAGCAAATTATACATAGTGAAGCTAGAATCCTGTATTATAGACCCAGAAAGTTTCATATCTCCTCCACTATATCACTAGATTAACATAGCCTAAAACATGCCAGTATACCCCGTCACTATAAAGAATAAGATAATCACCTTCTGTACAGATAACCATTTCTGTCTCTAGACCTGTTGAGGCTATAATAGTGTCACTTCCAGCAGCAGTAATAGTTACAGCATAGCCCAGAGCATCTGGGCTTATGTAATAAAAAACGAAAGGGAGTCCCCTGACAAGAGCAGCAGCTGGAAGGGTTATAGCACATACAACTATGCCTAGGCCACAGCAGATTATTCTATCCCTCCGTGTTACAGTATAGGCATTATATATGGTTCTAACTTCTCCCGTCCAAAGATCAATGTCTCCTACCATTATGTCACCTTCTTATTTACAACAACCCAGTTGCGCCCTGTCGAGAAAAGGAGTACATAATCCTCGGCAGCTGTAAGAGTTATCACATATGTCTTGGTAGCCCCATCTAGAATCATATCAAGCTGTGGGTCCAACTCATTTGTGTGGACATAGATATTAAAAGCATTAGCATCGGCAACCAATACACTGTAAAGTCCTCCAGCTGCAGCCATGCACTCAGGAAGACGAATGGTTATATCAGAGCTCTCTCCATTGTCTACAACAATGTTATGCTCTCCAATGCCCATCCAGTAGTAATCAACCACCGTAGTTACGTCACATGGGAGAGGAACCTCATGGCCACACTCTGCTATATTCATCACAGCCTCGCCATCTTGTCTATCTCAGACGCTACTGTAGAAATAGATTTCTTTTGAACTTCTCGACCAGTCGAGCCAGGAGCTACGTTCGCCTTCGTGACTGGCTTTCCAGGAGCTTTGCCTGTTCCCTTCAGGCCGAGCCTAGATTTCACTTCTCGCGCAAGCAAGGTTTCTATAATCTCAATAGGGCCCTTCCCGGGGTTCTTAGCCATCAACTCATCAAATGTAAAAGCAACAAACTTGCAGTGAGGAGTCAAGTCCCTGTTAGAGGTGTAGAACTGGCGGATAGCTCCGTTTAGAACAACCTTCCTTGTAACATTGTTGTCTACAATCTGCGGGAGTGTCTTGTATATATGCTTCACAGCCTGGTTCGCCGCAGTAACTGCAACACTCTTAAGAACCTTATTGAAAGCTTCCCGACTTTCCATTGCTCTTGCATATGTAGCTTCATCTACCAGGTTATCTAAGTCAAACGTAATGTTTGGCTCAGCCTCTTCCTCCTCTTCTTTCTTGGCGCTCAGCCTGCCCAGAAGAGTCTCGACCATTCCCTCAAGCTTCTCAATACGTGAGTCAGTAGTAACTTCTCCGCCTTCAGGCTCCTGTGTTTCTCCTGTCTCACTTTTCTCTGCGTCTGGCTCTCCGCCAACTTCACTCTTCTGCTCGCCCTCGAGAAGTACTCCCTCCTCGCCCTCCTCATTCTTGGTTCCCTCATCAATAGGGCCCTCCCCAAGCATAGCAGAAATCGAAGCACTCACTTCTCCTGGTTGACTATTCTCTTCGGCCATCTTCCTCAGCCTCCATCTTAATTGTTTTTAGCAACCCAGGCAAATCAAGAAAAGTTCTTATCTGAAACGCCTGGCCCTGGAAAAACGAAAGTGCAAAAGGTACCTCATCAGGTGTATAGCCTGTTCCTGAGCCCATTAGTTCAAGCTCGGTGCGAACACGATCAAGCATACTCTTGAGAATCGACTCCATATCCCGCCAGACAACCCCTTGCATGAACTTATCAATTTCATCAATGGTAGATCCAAGTTTATTATCACCATGAGTTAGTTCCTCAGCTTTATCCCTGAAGTTCACCTTGGGCTCCTCCCAGTGGAACTATGTTCCCTGCCTCTACTTGTCTAGCCACCTCTTCATCAGGCAGGACCTGGGCATTTACGCTGCCGCCCTTCTGAACAAAATCCCCAATGTTCTTGGCTCCGGTCAGCGTAGCCCAGTACTGGAATATTCTGACTGTATCAAATTTCATAGCAAGCGTGGGATTTGCAGCTATTACTTGAAACATGGCAGCCCACTGGTTAGGGTCACCAGAAGTAGGTAGTGAACCATCATTCACCATTATGTCATAGTCAACTAAAATATCCAAAGGCCCAGCTGCTACCCGACCTATCCCTTGTGGATCAAGTATTGCAGCAAGCTCAGCTGGAGTATCTCCAGCCATTTTCACATACTGCTCCTGAGTCATAAACTGCTGTGTCTGGCTAGCTATCATATAGCCCAAGTCCTGCATGGCCTGCAAGCTAGCTATTCTTGCAACCTTTTCAAGACGACTAAGGGCACTAGATCGGGTCTCGTGAAACTCCGTGGCACTACGCTCATTAGCGGGAGTAAGCACACCCTGCAAGCTATTAGGTGTTCCAAGCATCCTGTCAACTATGCCAGAGACAGTCATAACATCTACCATGTTGTTTCTCGTAATATCGTCAACATCTAGTTGCTTTATTGCATTCTCAACTCCACGTCCCCAAGCCTCCCTGCGAAGCCTTATAAACTTTCCAGCACTTGGGCTCCGTAAGTCATTCATATTAACAAGCTCAGGATCGACTACGAACATATTGTTTATGGACTTACGAACATTAGTCATATGACTATTGAAGAGAAAGTCTGCAAAGCGTTGCATACCTTGAACAATTTCAAGCCTCGCAATAGGCAGCGTTGAATATCCATCATATTCGGGAGCACAAACCCCAACAGGTGTGTAGTTATGGTCTAAGCCTGTAGGCCCAGCAGCTATTACAACACTGTCCCCTGCTAGCGCAAACAGCCATCTTTCAGGAACATCAAAGTTTCCGAGGTCCCACTGCTTAGGAATAATCTTGGTGTACATATAAATAACATCCACTGCATCCCTAGCATCTCCATAGATATTATGATCCCTTATAGAGTCCTTGTCACGCTTAGAATTATCCTCTCCAAGAGTCGAAGTCATGCCAGTCTGCTCAATAAATTTAGCATTAAAGAAATTCTCATCATACGTTTCGCGCTCAAGTAAATCCATCAAATTTTCACGCCTAACCCAGCCGAAGAAGCCAGCCTTCTGTACATCATGAATACTGTAGTTAGGGTCAGGAAGAGTCATATAAGGATCAATATTAGTTAGATCATTTCCCTCAAAGAGTACAACCTCTTCACGAATTTTCCTTGTCTCAGTTCTTATAAAAGCACTGGAGATTGCTGAGAAGAATCCCTGCTCTTCTTTCCGAGTCTTATATCCTACATGCCTGCGCCATATCGGGCTTGCAGAGCCAAAGCCATACATAAGTGAATCACGGAACATAGTGTGGATCTGCAGACCAGCCTTGAAGCGCTGGCATTGCAAGTCTACAACAAGCTCAAGCAGCTTGGCTCCAATAATATCTTCAGGACCAACACCCTCAAACTTGAATATTGGACTTTGCAGAAACGAGGCAACAAGATAAGTGAGCAAAGTCTCCACAGTCGCATACGAGACCGGAACTACAGTTGAGACAGGCCTTCTTCTGTCCTTGCTCACAAGAGCTTGCTCTTTCTCATCCAGCGGAATGTAAGCTGTCATAGTTTCATCCAGCTTATTCCAGACATCAAACCTATTTGAAATAGCACTGCGGCTCTTCTGCGCCCGTTCAAGAATAGCATTCCTAATCTTATCATGCTGAGGACTACCAGGCTTCAGCTTCATACTGAGTGGGTATTTATAACTATAGTCTCCACTCCCAAATATCTTACCGCTAGGAGAAGCATTGTTAGGATTCAGAATGTACATCTTTGCCTCCACAAACTCATGCCAGAATCTGGCATGAGATTATATAACCTCAAACTCTTCCATATCAAGAGCTGGCTCATACTTAATTTTGGAATACTCATCTTCACTGGTTCCCTTGTCCTCCGGGTAGAAGTACTTCTCCCCTTCTTCCATCACATACAGAATGCCAGAAACAGCGTCTATGGCATCCCATCTACTAGGCCTAGGCCACTCCATCAAATGTCGCTCAAGAGGTCCACAGCAATTCTTGTTGTGCCAGACTTGGCCTTTTCGGTAAAAAGGAATAAGCCCTCCACTGCGCCTAGGCCCAGTCTTTCCTTCACGAGGCTTTACATCTATAACAACAAAGTACTTTCCTCGCTTACTTATCTCAGTTCTTAGCGGATACATTACATACTCATTTAGGCCCGTAGATTCAGGTGCAATTATAAGTGCGCCAAGTCTCTCTCCCATATTTAGCATTTCATTAATGAGAGCATCAGGGTAAAACTTGTCTTCAATCATCTCCCTTATGTAAAGCCCACCATGGTCAAGGTTTACGCTGATTCCAGCTATCGCCGTGCTTGTGGTACCTTTCGCAAATGACTTGCCAATATCAGCAAGAATCACAGTTATCCACCTGCCAGTAGCAAATATACGCTCATTATCATAATACTTAAAATATTCCGGCTTAAATCCCTGCTCTTCACGAGGAATAGGCAAGTTTCTGTATTCCCGATAAAATACATCCAGTGCATCTTCCAATCTATATTCATCAGCCAGAGCCTTGACTTTCTCTGTTGACATAAATTCTGGCCAGTTACTGACGTAGTTATCATCGCAAAGCTCTAGCCTGACTGAGAACCAACTCTTGTCATTCAGTAAGTCTGAGAGTAGTGAATTTGGATGCAGGACTGTACCCATAACTATAATTCTCCACCTGCTACTACCACGGTCAATACTATTAATAACGCTTGATAGAAACCACTGCTTAAGTTTCTTGCGCTGGTCCTCACTATTCACAGCCTCATCATCTTCTAGGTCATCTACCAGAATAAGGTCAGGCCTGTTTACAAGATGTCTGCGTCCTCGAATCTGCTGGCCAGCACCTCTAGGCTTAACCTTGATATTTGTATTAGTTATCCACTCCTCTTTAGAAAATGATTCATTGCTTTTAATGCTTCCAAACAGTGCATTAGCCATAGGATTATCTAGGAGTTCCTTTTTCAAGTTCTCCCCATTCTCGATGGCCATGTCAGCACTAGAACTTATCGGGATTATGTACTTCGTATCCCTAAACAAGATCCGCTTTGCAGGATAAGCTAGGCTCAGAATGCTACTCTTCCCAAATCCGCGAGGCGCAGCTATAGCAACCTTCTGCAGACTCTCATCATCGAGAATGCTAAAGATCTCTCGATGCAAGGCTGAAAAAGGCCTATAGAATGTCTCAGGGAAGAACACCTTGCAGAAGGCTTCTGTTGAACCATAGCACTCTGCAAGAATGTCCCCTAGCTCTTCCTTTGGTGCGACCATTAAGACTCCGCAGCGTAAACCCAGCTTATACCATTCGTATTTGTGGAGAGCAAGTTAATGAGCTCTCCAGACAATGTATCATCTACGCACGGTGTTATATCAGTATCTGCCGTTGCATAAGGAGCACCACCGCCAGAGAGAATTGCATTAACAGTATCTCCAACATCACTGACACCAGCAGCAAGAAGCTGAACCCTAGCCCTATCTGCAGACTCATTAATGTTGACCATCTCGTTCAAAATCTGAATCGCTCTGCGAAGCTTCGTCCTCCGGTCAGAGCACTTCATAGAAGCAACTGTAAAAGCCATTTTACTCCCTCCCTTTCACTGTCTGTAAATTGCCGTTCGTGGAACATCGCATTTTCCCCTGCAAGTATAACTACCAATAACAGCACTTGGAGCACTAACATCCCTTGCAATAATATGAGAATATAGAGGGGCTATATCTACAGGATTAATGGTATAACCCCCATCTGGAACAATTATAAGAATTAATCCATCATCGTCTGGAAAAAAAGGTGCGGGCACTTCCACTTCATCAAATGGAGGAATATTTACTGATTCCAGAGGATTATATATTGGCACATCTATCGTAGGAATATTCGGCGGATATAGAGGATTATATTCTGGAACATTTAATGGATTGAACTGCGGAATATTCGGTTCTTCGTTAGGATCATAGGGCGGAATGTTCGCCTCTTTATTGGGATCGTATGGAAGAATATCGTCCGAAGTAGGAATATTCGGAGGAAATCTATCATCAAAAGGCGGAATGTTCGGCGGTTTGTCGGGATAGTATACCCAGGGATCGAATTCTGGGGGATCGGGAGGCATAAAAACCGGCACACCCGGAACCGGCTCATCATCCTCATCAACTATCGGAATTATCACTTTATAACAGGGTTCAATAAAAAGATAATAAGTTATTGTTCCCGGTTCGCTGGGATCATACGCATAGGAATCATTAAACCAATCCACGAGATGATAATTCTCATCAAATATAACTGGCTCGTAATTATCAGTTAAAATCATTCCGCCAAGATTGTAATTATAATAAGCGAATCCTTCTGGAAAATCTTCTGTTGTATATTCTTCATCAATATATTTATGAAGTAAAGAATTGTCATCATAATCTTTAATACCAATTTCAACTTCTCCCGAATAAAGAGAATGAGTGTCAGGATTCATATGGTATATTCCATCCACCGAATATGTCCGTGGATCATCCGCAGTAGCATCGTAAACTTTGATTATAACCGTGAGACTTGGGATTCCATAAAAATCAATGTCTATCGCATCCCATAATACCTGACCTTCTTCACGTCTTTGCGGTAGAATAATTGGATCTTGAGTACTAAATACCCATCCGTACTTTTCAACTCGTATCGTATATGTAGTGGGATTGTCAAGTCCACCCGTATAGAGTGGCGCGAATAGATAAAATGGACTGACGGTGGGATCGTAGTATGTGGGAATTGCTACTTGTTCATTGAGAAAAATTGTAACTCCCTCTATCGGGTCGCCGTTAAGGTTTCTCCCGTTATAGATATGTCCCGAAATACTCGTCATATCCGGGTTATGGTAGTTTGGATACGTGGGATCAAATATATATGTCCCTTCATCCTCGTGAGGAGCACCAGGATAGAGAAGATCGGTTGGATTCCATCCTTCGGGATAATTCGGATATGTCGGATAATCGGGGTCATCAGGATCACCGGGATAATAGATATTTAAAGGATCGTGGGGACTTCCTGGGAAATCAGGGTCAGAAGGATCAGTAGGACAGTTGGGGAAAGTAGGATAGTCAGGATCGAGAGGATCGCCCGGATAGTCAGGATCGGTATTCCCTTCGGGGCCTCCCTGAATGCCTATAAAGTCCACACCAGTAACATTTCTTCCTTGTAAAAACACGGTATGGAACAAAGGAGTGAATGTCCATCCTGCTAATTCAGCATTGACAAGATATGTACCACCTCTGAGATTCGAGAAAATATACGCACCCAATACAGAAGAGTAGGTTGTCAATGTTCCATTATCGAGACTCAACTTTACGCCGACAATTACTCCACCCTGAACATCATACACATGACCGGAGATTGAATAAACATAATCCGG